TCTATAAAGAAGTGCTGTGTTACATACATATTATAAACATATTGATATTTAAGGCTTGCCACAAACTGTGAAATTTCGGTGGTAGATTTAGGGAAAAGAGTCCTCATCCAAACTTCAGTGTTGTTGCTATTAGTAGTGAGTTCAAAGTTATAAGTTACGAATACCTGCGATCCTATTTTAAGTCCGTGAAAATTGAGCATTCTTTGGTTTTCATTCCATAGGCTTGTGCACCCTTGTGGTAGATATTTTTCATTTGTATTACTGCCCTTTGAATCTACCCAAACGCTTACCCATCCATCTTCACCTTGACTTGCACCTAATTTAATTGGTTTTCTTGCTTGATGAAAGTATGCTCCCCATCCTGCCTGTTGTCCAGCGGAAGATAAAGAACTCTCACCATCTTTACCAGGTGTGCCTCTTTCGCCTTTAGGGCCTTGAATCCCGTCTTTTCCTGCAGGCCCTTGAGGTCCAGGTACACCAGCAGGTCCTTGTGGTCCAATTGGGCCAGGGACAGGAACATAATTAATTAAAACATCAGCGTTAGTGTTTTGAGTTTCTACAACTTGTGCAGCATAACTTGATTTTTTACTTGAAGGGAAATCCATGGACTTTGACATTGCCATGTTTTATTCCTACCAGTTACCGCTTGCCCAGTTTATTCGTCTCCAGATAATAGCAGTTCCGTTTGTATAATCTTCTACGCAAATATATAAGTGAGTTCCGTCATATCTAATATCATTTTTTAAATCACCAACGGATCCGTGATGTGTTGGTGGAACTGCGCCTTCTTCATAATTAAAACTTCCCGCAGGTCCTTGTGGTCCTGGTTCACCTTGAATTCCCTGTTCGCCTTGTGGTCCTTGTGGACCCTCTAAGCCATTAAGTCCTGTTTCTCCTTGAGCACCTTTTGCTGCAAGCAAATCCCAAATGAATCCTTCTGATGGTGTGTCTCCAACATTACCACCATTTGCATGTTTACGATACCAAAGTTGTCCGTCGTATGTTACAACATCTCCAATTACATAAGATGCGCCTGGATTATATTCTCCATTGTAATACCAAACAGCGTCAGCACCTGCTGGACCCTGTACTCCAGGATTTCCTTGAGGGCCTTGCGGACCTGTTTCGCCTTGATCTCCTCTTTGTCCTTCTGCGCCTGGCATAGGAACAATCTTAATTACTGCCATTATAGTGTACCCCCTGGTGTAACATCACCTAAAACCTGTATAGTTCCAATAACTGGAGTCCATACGATATCTTCTATTTCTTCTGGAATAATAACTTGTAGATCAAAAGGAAGTTGAGCCACGACTGATGAATATTTAGATCCCCAATTTTTTGTAACTGATGGATAGGCTGTTATATCGACAAATCCCTCTCCAGCCTCACAATCCAGGGCATCTAAAACATTTCCAGATTGATCATAAGCAGTTGCTCTAAAAATCCATCCAGAAGTATCATAAAAATCTACTTCATTGTCTTCATAAAACTCTACACGAAGGGTTCCAGTATCACCTCTAACAACGCTCCATTGCATAGTGACTGGATCAGCACCAAAAGCAAGAGAAGAGTGTATAGGCATAATGCGATTATACCATAAAAATTGACTAATACCAAGGCTGGTGGGTATGAGACAAACCAAGGTATTAGCCAACAATAAAATTATACCATAATGGACAAAACGGACACCAAGATAAAAGTTTACCAAATTGTTACAATTACAAATGTCCGATTTGTTACTATATGTCTTTTATGCCAGGATTGGGATGGTGTATACTTAAATATATATAAGAAAGAAAGATATCCTTATAGTTTTAAAAACTATCTTATATATTATATATAGTATATAGCAAAAATTATTTCGAATTCTTCTGAATGTGATCTATTAAAATTTTGTACATCTCATCAAGTTTCTTTTCTTGACGCTCTCTAGATTTTATAGAATCAATTCTTTGCTCTTCAACAGCATTTTCTAATCTTGAAACTGCATCTCGAAGACTTGATCCAGAATTCGGTTTAAGTTCGATGAGATAATGTTTTACAAGCCACTTGATTGCAAGAGCAACTGATGATACAATGGTTAGTATGGCGACAATTAATGCTGCCCAATCTTGAATTGTCATAACTGAAATATTATAAGGGGTTATTTTTAAAAAATGAAAACGGACATACTAGCAACGCTCGAGCATTCGCAAAATTTAATAATATCTCCCGATATGGATGGTTTTATGTCCGCAAAATTATTGGAGCGTTTTAACGGTTCGCAAATAGTCGGTTCGTATGATAAAAATCTTTTATGTCTCGCCGACGGGGTAGATCCAGAAGAGTGCTTGTTCTTGGACTGTGATATGAATCGAGAAAATTTTGTTTCGCTCGGCAATCACATGCGCTTATTAGAAGACGGTATGTCAAGTAAGTCTTTCAATCCGAATGTACACTTCGGCGTGACGACATATAGCGACAAGTTTCCTTTCGCAACAGCCTTTTTGATTTCGTTCGCAACAGAGGTTCAAACCTCCAATGCAGACCTAATACGCATGGCCTTTGCTGACTCAACTCTCAAGAACATGGAGAAATATGAGCCTAACATGCGAAACTGGTCTGATAGGATGGATCATCCTGCAGTAAGGTACATAACAGACAATTCGGACATTGCAAAACAAAATGATGCAGAAGCGAGGTTTGAATATGTTGATCAATCTTTTACATCAAAACGGTATGGCAAACAACGATATCTGGATACCCTAAATACAGCCCTAGAAGCGCAGGGGATGAAGTTTAAACCACTAACTAGGGGTAGTAAGTACATCTGCGACAAAGTGGGCTTAAACACCCTTAAACGGTATAATAGAGATATCATTTCATATGCAGAAATATTTACAGGTGAGTATAGTGTGACATATGATGAGGTTGCGGTTTGGAATTAGTCTAACAAACTCTTTTTAATTTCTTCTAGAATTGCAGATTGCATATTCTTTTTTTCGGTTGCTTCGTATCTTTCTTCCAAGGTTAATCGCTCACCGTCTAATCTTCTAGTATCCATAAAAGTTTTAGAAATGTTTCTAATATCGTCATTCATCATAAACTTTTTAAAAATTATTTTGTCGTCTGTAAGGGCTTGGGCGTAGAAGAGGCCGTCATCTTTTTTAATTGAAAATTCTGTGTTTTCTAATGGAACAAACCAATTTAATACCGCAGGCCTATACCATCGGCCAAAGTCAAATTCGCCACTAGTAAACATAGCCCCTTTTGATGGAACAGATGGTGGATAACTTGGAGATGAGAGTCTTATTCTTAATGGCTTGTCTGCAAACATTACAAAGTTAATTCCGTATATTAAGTCTATATAGCCATCTAGGGCCGATTCTCTGGCTTGTGTGATTGGTAGTTTGTTGCCAAAATTATCTAAGTCCCCGATTTTTTTATTAACTACCTCGGATAAATAGCCTTCTGGCCATACGCACATGTCGTCTATGTTTGATTTGAACACAAATAAATTTTTAAAAAAATCTCTTGAGGCAGGACATGCGAATATGCTATTTTTTAGATCAGTAGATATATTTTTATTCAGGAAATAGTCAAATACTGGCTCTGGGTCTTTTAGACTCCACTGGTCTGGAGGAGATGGGTTTCTTAGAGATGATGACCAATATATGGTAGTAGTTTCTCTCATTTATTCATTATATCAGGTTGCAAACCAGAAAGCATTGTGATACAATTATGTATCTACGACAAAAGGAGACAATATGTCAAAAGATGAAGCAGTAAAGATTATGATGGAAAGCATCAATTCAGATAACCTAACGCTTGGACTCCAGGCTGGTTTGAAGGAAGATGACTTGAAGGCACAGATTGACCAGAGTCAGCCAAGCCTTGTATTTATGATGGGTAATATTTATGATAAGTTGAAGGCGGCTGGTGTAGTTGCCTAAATATCAATACCGTCCGATTCTTGAGAAAGTTAAAGAAACTTATCTTGAGAACGCAAAAACAGAATACAAACCAGGACTCGACATTGAGTCGAATGTTCGATTAGTTATTGAGGCAGATAGCCAAGAATTGGCAGATCTTTCTAGATATGGGTTTGTTGATATTCGTATGTGGGAATTGGTTGAAGACTAAGCCATATTACGGATAAATTGTGCTATATCGTGTGATGCGTTATGATATTTACCGTGAAATTTTTGCTCAACTTGTTTTGCAATAGCAAACCTTAATTTCTGCTCAATCTGAAATAGCAATATCGCTTGTGCTTGCTCTGGAGTTAATTTTTGTTCTTCATCCATTTTTGCAACTACAATTCTGACAGCATGTTTCTGAAAATATTTTTACAGCCAGGTTTGGATATTCTGGTCTACCTAAATCTTCCCAGAATTTTTCTCTGCCCATAGCATCGGTTTGAGGTATGGTTGATGACTCTAGAGATAAGTTTTCGTCCCAGGCATTTTCTAGGTTATCTAAAAACCCTATGCCCATGTTACTCTGCTTCGTCTGCTAGTGAGATAGTGTCTACTGGTGGCTTTGAACTATGTGATGTGGTGCATGTGCATGTATCACAGCATAGTATGATCTTTGAGTCTGTCATAGGATCCATTATAGCACATTTCTCTATAATTCCTTGCCTCTAGGATATCTGGGTTATATTCCCCTTCTTTTGGTACTATGTTGGTGTAATCTGAAATGATTTCTCCATCCTTGGTTTCAAAAAATCTGAAAAAAATCATTTCCACATACTCTCCAGTCTGAAAAATTTTTATGGGTCGCCAATGTATGTTTTTGTTTGGATTAAAGATTAAAGCAGAGTTATCCTCGATTTCATATATTGTCTTATTTAGGGCTAGATCCCATTGTGTATTTGAGTTATACTGATAATCTACAATAACTTCAACCTTATCTCTATCTATATGTGGAGGAAGGTTGGGTTCTCC